CCTGCTAACTGATTCTCAAATCTATCAAAGAAAGGTTCACAAGTTGGATTGCCTTCTAATTGGTATTTAGTAGTATATAAGCTGCCTTTTCTTAAAATCATAACAAGTTTATTAAGTACTGCTAATTGAGTGTTTAATATATCGTGTTCGTTATTGTTACCTCTAAATAAATCTACCTCTGCTTCTTTATCTACATCTACAATATCCATTGACATTACTGTTATATTAAAAGCCAATACTTGTTCCTGTGTATTAACACTATTTACTATAATATGAGATAAAGGAAATATAGTTTGTTTAGATAAATCAATTTCTGTTATATCTCCTGTAGTAACACTATTTACATTATCGTCTGATAATAACTGTGTTTTTATTGTTTCTGTTAATTGATAAAATCCTCTTATTCCTTGTTGGCTCATTTTATTTTACTTTTAAATTGCTTTGCTTCTGCTTCTGATTTGTCTTTCATAAATGATAGCATTAATAAACATTCGTGCATCTTTAATTGAGTGATATCTTTAAATCTTCTAATATCCCCTTGAGCGAGACCGTAAATTGATTGATACCATCCCCACTTGTTTCCGAATTGAGATATTGCACTAAATTCGTTTCCTGTTTGTCCTCCAAATAATTCATCATAGCTGTCGATAAGTCGATTCCTAAATGATAAAAAAAAAGCACAGAACTTAATACTGCATCCATTGGCATATTTTGCATCTTCTCTGGATGCTCTATGTCGTATTCTTCTATATTGTACTTTTCACCGTATTTGTGTTTTATAGGTCTATACATAACATTCATAGCTCTATGTATATTTTCCCAATCTCCTAAGTACGTATCTAAGTCAATGTATTCTCCTAAACTCATTTGGTCTAAGTCAGGTATGAATCCATATTCTACATCACCTATTTTAAACTTTCTTACTAGCTTAGGTTTCTGATTAAACATATCACCTAGTATTCCAGTAATAGCATAGACGTCTGATACTTTCATTTTAAGAGCATCTGTGAGCTTTAAACCACAGAATATCTCTATCATCTTAGAAGCTAAGAACTTCTCATCTACGCTCTTTTCTTGGAGTTTTAAGAACTTTTGATATTGGTGAAGTTTGATTTCTTTTAAATCGTTAGGTACATTGATTTCTAGTTTCATATATATATATCGAAATTTCTAAGCTATTTTTGACATATACATAAAAAAAAAGCAGCCATTTCTGACTGCATACAAACAATAAACTAATAAAGTTTAGAAACGTATTGTTAAAAGTATAGTTAATACTAGAGCTATAACATAAAAGCTAATTAGCCGTTTCCAGTTGTTTGGGTCTTGTTGTAAGAATTTCTTTATCATTATATAAAATCTTTAAATTGTTGAACTTCTAGATTAAAGATTGTTTCCTTTAAACCTTCTATTTTATTTTTAAGAACAGGTCTTAAATAAATAGTGTTGTTTGTGTTACATTCTTTGTAATGCTTTTTAAGAGCTTTAATATCTTTTTTTAATATATCTATATCTTTCATTTTGTGTTTTGTTTAAATTGCATCTAAATCTACTCCAACCGATAAAGAAAGCTCTCTCCAAATTTCAAATGGTATTTTACCGCCTTTATTTCCATTTGTGGAATTAATTATATCACTTATTTTTAAATCCTTATTAGTTAAGATTTCTTGATGTGATTTCTGTAAAATTGCTGCAATTAAAGTAACTGCATAAACTTTAGGATTTGGTTTTGTTTCTAATCTTGCCATTTTGTTTTGTTTTAATTATTTTATTTCACTAACTAACTCTTTATGTAATTGAATTTTATATTCATATAATTGAATTTTATATAATTCATCGAATAAATCTGTAGGCATATTTAAAGATTGCAGTAACTCACAATTTTTTATGTATTGTGCTTGTAAAGGGTTTAATTCTTTCATTTTGTTTTGTTTTAATTATTAATATGATTGTTTTGTTTTGCTATTTCTCTTATTTTATCCATTGTTGAAAGAGTAAGTTTTTGTTTTTCTGTTCCTTTGTCAAAAACTGGATTGCAATTATCTCCGATTGTTTTCCACATAAATCTTAACTCTTTTTCTGTGAAATACTTTTTTAAATTTTTTGTCATTTTGTTTTGTTTTAGTATTAATATACAGCTAATATACAACTATTTATTTAATTAACAAATTTTAATAACTTTTTTTTAAATATTTTTTTATTTCTCTAGTTCCCTTCTGTCTATCTCCTCTAATAATGCTTGAGCATATTTGATAGATGACCTAAGTTCTCCTTGAAGCTGTGCGTCTGTAAAATTTGGTATATCGTATATCATACCATCAAAGATATTAAAAAATGTTAATAATACAAACTTAATTATTGAATAGTATATCTGCCTCTATTTGGATTCTCTAGTTGCATCATTAAAGCATATCGAGCTGCATCTATACAGTCAGGATGTGTCCCTGTAGGTTTCTGTATGTTGTTTCCCTCTTTGTCTTTTGCCCATATATAACCTTGTAGTTCTTTAATTAGATTCTTAGACCTGGAGGTGACATAGATTTCATTTTGATTCATTAAGTTGATTCCATATATCACACTATCCCTACCTTTTGCTACTCCAGATATTTTATGTCCGTAAGCTCGTATCTCACTAATACTCTTTGGTTCTGCTGAATCTGCCCATAGGTGAGTAGTTGTATTATTGTCTTTTAAGAATCTACTTATATCTCTATTGTGCATCCCTTTTCTATAAAGTATCTCATTAAATATATAAGCATCGTTCCATTTGTATAATAAGATAATTGTACTAGGGTCAACACTATAACCAAAGTCAAGTCCTCCACAAAGTAATCTAGCTTCATATGGAATGTTATCAATATATTTCCAATCAGGAATACATACTCCCTCTAAACTTCCTATCTCACCAAGTCCATATACCTTCCACCAGTTTGCCCAGTATGTTGAGGTCTTAGCTTTTACTTTAGCTTTCTCTATTTCTTTAACTATTGAAGCAGGTAAGCTATCGTTGTCTTTATAAGTTAATGTTAGAAAGTCAGTATCTTCTTGACCTATTAGTTCTTTATCTACCCAGAATATGTTACTAGGATTGTAATCTAACCACACGGTTTCTGATGTTCTTACTGCTAGTTGTTGGTACACCTCAAAGCTAGGAATGTTATTACATTCATTTATAAATAGGTCTGTTCTTCTTGCTCCTCTAAGTTTGTCTGGTTGGTCTGTACTAAAGAACTCTATATATGACCCTGTACTGAATTGGTACTTTAGAGTTGATTTGTTGAACTTTCTCTCATCGTACCTATTGGTTTGCTTAAGTATATTAAGAAAGTCCTTTAAAGCTCCTCTACGTAAGTGTGGGACTGATTCTGCTACTACGCTTATTTCTTTGTTCTTGTTTTTAATAGCATAGTCAATAAGTATCATTAGAATAGCTATGGTCTTACCTGCAGAACTACCTCCCCTTACAATTCTTATTCTTTTGTGTAATTCTCTAAGTTTTACTACTGCTTCTGTTTTAGCAAACATTAATCAATAAATAAAGGTACATCTTCGTTTATAGTTATATCCTTTGTTTCTTTTGGTTTACCTGCAAAGTAATTATAGTAGAGTTGAACAAATTTAAAGTCCTTTTTTTCTAAGCCATCTTTAAGAGCTTCAAATGCTAAAGGTTCTAATGGAGTAAGTTTCTCTATTAATTGTACCTCCTCTTGCTTAGGTTTTCTACCTGAACCTTCTCTTTTACCTCCTCTGTTTTCTATTTTCATATCTTTGAAAAACTTTGATTAATCAAAATTGTATATCTATATATCGAAAAATAATATTAATTTTTAAAATAATTCAGTTTGGTTTTCTATTTGTTTTGTTCTTATTCCCATTACAGTATCTAATATTGTTTTACCAGCTTCATAGTCAACAAGGTTTCTTGAAATTTTATCTTTTCTCTGCTTTCCTTTATATAAATTAAAATCAAAATCGTGGAATTTACTCATTCTTTTTATTTCATCATTAATACCACTTATTTTAACTTTTCTTGTGCTTAATACATTTGGTAAATTAAAGTTTGTCCAATACAAATGCCTGCCTCTTTTTTTAGCTGGTATTAAAGGTTCATAATATGGGATTACATTTTCAACTACATATTTTCCATTAAAAAAATTATTAAGAAAAATAATTTCTTCATATAAAATCATACTAGGATATTTAGGTATTACTGATTTTCTATTTTTTTGGCTAAATCTTATTCTACTATGTGTAGGACAAGGTGGGCTTGACCATATAAAATCAAACTCTTTGTAATGGTCTAATAAATATTGGTGTGCATCTGCTACAATTACTTTATCATTAGGAAACCTTTCTTGGTAAAGTCTTGCTAATTCTTCATCCCATTCTACAGCAGTTATATCGTATTCATCCCCCCACTTATATCTATTACCTCCAAGACAAGCATATAGGTTTAATATTTTCACGCTTCTTCTTTTTGCAGAACTTTATTATACATATCCTCTGTGTAGAGTGCTAAGTCGTCTATGTCTTTATTAGTAAGATACTTTATACGATGTTTAATTAAGATTCTTTTGTTTTCATTTCCCACATCATCAATATCATTTATAATAATGTCTAACCACCTATCTATGTTCTTATTGTATAATTTATAAATATCATAATTCCTAATTAAATGTAGTGCTGTGGCGTGGTGCATATTCTTTCCGTTCTCTTTAAAGAAGTTAGCTATTCTACTTAATCCTATTCCTAAATATTTTTTAAGCACAAAACAAACTAAAGACCTTGCTTCTACGTGTTCTCTTTGTCTTGTATTTTCAAACACATCTAAACCTGATAATTTATTTACTTGTTGTGCAATATATAAAGCTCTTTTTTCAGTTACTATACTCGATTGCTTTATAACATTTGATTCTTTCATAATAATAATAATTTAATTTTTAGTTCTCTTTGTATCTCCTGAAGCATACCCACGGCATCTTCTGTGTCTCCCATATCTATAGCATCTATTATAATGTCTATATCTTCTATTAGTTCTTTCAAAGCGTACCTGTCAATATGTAGTCATCTAATGCAGCTCCATTAATAAAGAATGTTTCAAATATATCTACTGCCTTCTCTACTTTTCTTTTACCTTCTAAATAAAATTCTTC